AGAATTAATTAAAAAACAACTTGAGGAGAGTGGTTATGACTATGCTGTTGCAGTAGCCACAAAAAGTGAAATCGAAAATGGAGCTGCGTGTGGTCAATTATCAATTATAATCGAGTAAATACGAGAATATGGACAAGAAAAGAGAATTAGGTATATGCAATATCAGGCAACCAATTAATTACGAATTTAAAAAAATAGAATAGTATGAAAATCGAAAAAAGAGAAACGACAATTTACATCGCCGAAGACAGCAAAGAGTTTTTAGAGGAAAAGAAGTGCAAGCAATACGAGGATGAAGTGCTCAAAGAGAAGAAAAATATAAAGTATTTCGAGACGGTGGCAAATCCTGATTTATGCGAAGGACGAGGTTACAATACGGCAGTGTTTTTTGCTGTCTGCGACAAGAGTTTTTGCCATCTCGAACGCTGTTTGCAATGGCTGATAGACAATAAAGGAAGGTCTATCGGCTACATTCAAGGTAAAGCGGCTATGCCGAACTGGAAAGTCCCCAGAGAAATAACGGAACAAGAATTTCAAAATGCTGAACCTGGTACTATCGGCGACAATAAGCGAGGAGTACAACAGATATTTATATCCAAGAAAGCTATCGAAGGTTTTCCCGAACCGATATGGGTAGAGTAACACTGTCAGAAAGAGATGAAATTCACGATAAGGAGACAGGAAGACAAACAAGCGGTGATGTCGTACCTTGAGAAGCTACCGACAGATAAGCCGTATTTTGCTGAGATAAAGCAGATACGGCAACGCCGCACGATAGACCAGAACAGCCTCTATTGGTTGTGGTTAAAGTGCCTACAAGACGAGACAGGCGAAGATAAGGAGAGGCTGCACGAGTACTTTAAGGCGAGGTATTTAGGCATTAGCACTGTGGAGGTTTTCGGGGTAGATGTGCAGATGTCGGCAAGTACGACGAAGCTCGACACGAAAGAGATGACGCACTACCTCGACCGCATACAGCAGTTTGCCCTTGCGGACTTGGGTATTGCACTGCCGAACCCGTCGGACTTGTATTGGGAGCAGTTCTATCAGAAATATAAGGGTTGGATTTGAGAAAAAACAAATTAGGGATTGCTCAATGTTGTTTACAGACAATATACAGATAAACGAGAAGCAGAGGTTAGCGTATAACTATCTCCGCGATGATGATTACATATATGTCGTATACGGAGGTGGTGGCGGCGGCGGTAAATCGTGGCTCGGCTGTGAATGGCTAATGCAGTGCGGTTACTACTTGCCCGATACTCGTTGGTTTATCGGGCGTAACAATTTGAAAGACTGCCGTGAGTCTGTATTGGTTACTTGGCGTTTGGTGGCAAATCATTACGGATTTACCAGTTATAAGACATCGAACGATAGTATAAGGTTCAACAACGGCTGCGAGGTGATATTCCTCGACCTCACGTTTTACCCAAAAAAAGACCCTCTATATGAGCGTTTCGGTTCGAAGGAGTTCACAGGGGGGTGGATAGAAGAGGCGGGCGAGGTGCATTACTTGGCATTCGAAGTATTGAAATCGCGTATCGGACGATACAATAATGTGCGTTATGGTCTTCGTCCGAAGATGCTTATCACTTGTAATCCCAAAAAAAATTTTCTATACAAAGACATTTACAAACCGTTTGTCAAGGGGAAGTTACAGAAACCGTATTGTTTCGTTCAGGCATTACCGAACGACAACCCCTTTTTACCTCCCGATTATATCGAAACGCTGAAAGGTATAAAAGACAAAGCAACACGAGAGAGACTGCTATATGGCAATTGGGACTACGAGGACGACCCGTCGGCATTGTGCAGCTTCGACGCAATATCGGATGTATTCACGAACACGGCACCGCCGAGTACACGCAAGGCTATCAGTGCCGACCTTGCTATGCAGGGACGAGACAGGTTTATTGCGGGTTCGTGGCGTGGACTGCGATGCACGGTGAAGATAGACAAGGACAAAGCGACGGGTAAGTCGATAGAAACGGATTTGGCTCAACTGATGAAGACCGACGGCGTCGGTAGGTCGCAGACGGTAGCCGACAGCGACGGGTTGGGAGCATACTTAGAAAGTTATCTGACGGGGATAAAGACATTTCACGGTGGTAGTAAACCATTCGATAGTACTTATAGTTCGCTCAAAGACGAATGTGCATATAAGTTGGCTGAGGCTATCAATAACCGGTGGTTGCAAATCATCTGCACCAAGGAGCAGGAACAGGCGATAATGGAGGAGTTGCAACTGTTGATGGCGGACAACGTAGACAACGACAAGGGGAAGAAGCGTATAATATCGAAAGAACGAATGAAACAGATAATACAACGCTCGCCCGACTACCTCGATATGTTAATTATGGGAATGTATGCGGAGGTGCGTCCTCAGAATGCAGGAATAAGACGAATTAGCTGTTAATCCTAAATAAATTTAGGAACAACAAAGCGGGGATATTTGTAATTTTGAATTAAATCAATAAACTGATAATGAATAAAATAAACAAAGATTTTATTTTCAAAGATAATCCGAGAAAAATTACCGACAGGCAGCTATCGCGTTTGGAGAGTGATTTGCGGAAGTTCGGCGATTTGTCGGGAGTAGTGTATTGCCGTAAAAATAAGGCGTACGTCGGCGGCAATCAGAGGTCGAAGATATTCGACGGCTCACAGATAACGCTTATAAAGGAATACGATGAACCGTTGCACGATAAGACCGTTGCTGTCGGTTTTATCGAATGGAATGGCAGCAGATACCTATATCGCGAGGTGGAGTTCTCAGAAAGTGAATTTCGTGAGGCTTGTATTGTAGCCAACAACGACGGTGGCGATTGGGACTTCGACCTGCTCCAAGAGTGGGATATGGACGAGTTATCGAGTTGGGATTTTGATACTTCTTTTTTTAATGAAGAAAACAACGAGTATCCGACAGAGCTAACACAAGAAAAAAAAGAGGCGTTACCTTCTGTAAGGATAACGTTTAAAACGATTAAGCAGATGGAAAGTTTCGAGAAAGAACTGAAATCTATAATCGATAGATACGAAGGGGCTTATTATTCAGTATCGGCAGGAGAAATATGAAGATAGAAAAAGCATCGGGGAAGGCAATACGTTATGCCTGTTTAAATTTTCATTACGCAAAATCAGTGCCGCAAATTCGCATTGGTTATTCTGTTTTCAATAATAACGGTGAGTGGTGCGGAGTGATATTGTATTCTAACGGAGCTAATCCAAGAATAGCTAATGAATATGGACTTGTGCAGGGGCAAGTAGTTGAACTCGTCAGAGTGGCACTGAACGGCAAGCAAGAATACACTTCGCAAGCCCTTGCTATGTCGCTCAAACAACTCAGACAAGATGCCCCTGCGGTAAAAATAGTTGTGAGTTTTGCAGATAGAAACCAAAATCACATAGGCACAATATATCAGGCAACGAATTGGCACTATATCGACGAACGCTCAGCTGAATGTGGCATATTGCTGAATGGCAGACTGACACACCGCAGGAGTGTAGGCAAGAAATATGGCAATAGTTCTATCGAGTGGTTACGAAAGAATGTAGACCCGAATGCCCGTATAGTCAATGGAAAAACAAAAATAAAATATGTGTTTGCTCTCGATAGGCGTTACAACTCGATGATTGCCAAGAGTAGCAAACCGTATCCTAAAAAGGAAGAAACAGAAGGTTTAACGCAATAAACTAACGCACTGCAATGGCAAGAGGAAGAAGAAAAGGCGAAGTCGAAACCGACAGACAGATAATAATGCCGCTGTATTTCAAGGGGCATACTCTCAGGGATATAGCCGCTCGTTGTACGGCACAGACAGGTAGGTACGTATCACACATAACAGTGCGAGCTGACATAAAGAATATGCTCGAAGACTTTCGCCGTGAACGCAACGATATGATAGAGTACAACCTGACAATAGAGCTGGAAAAGATAAATGTGCTCGAACTCGAATATTGGCAGGGGTGGGAGAAATCTAAGACCGACAAACGACAGAAATCTCTGAAAAGACGTGAAGCGTCGGAGAACAAAGGCAACAACTACACGGAATACTGCGACACCGAAATGGTAAATATGGGCGACCCTCGTTATTTGGCGGGTGTGCAGTGGTGTATAGAGATAAGGTGTAAACTGCTCGGCATAGAA